ATCAATATTTTTCTAAATACTTTTCTCCTAAAATATTTCTTAATATTATGAGTCAGGAACTTTATAATTGAATTTTTTGATTTGTTCTGTTTTATGAGCCCTTCTCCATGTTGCAGGATCGAACAAAGAATCTTTTTTTGAGTGTATAGTTGTCATGTTTTTGTTCCCATCAGCGAATACGCTAACAACGTCTCCAGTTGTCCTAAATGCTATCTCATTATTACGTGTTCTTGCACCTATTTCAGCACCCTTATTCATAGTGATTGCTTTATCAACAGATAATTTTGACAGGATCGACCCGCCCAAGCTATGCGCCACTCCAGTAGTAAATTTTGGGTTGTATTTCGCTTTTGCTTTTTTCAAAGTCATATCTGCTTCTTTGTATCTATCTGTGTTTTTCAATCTTCCTAAAACCAACATAGCATCTGTACCTAAATCGCTAATGTTGTGAGTTCCAGTAACTGAGAACATTAAATGACCTTTATCCTTATTATAATAGACTTGTTGATTATCATTGGAAAGTTCTTTATCGTACTCATATCCACACTCTTTCCCGAACTCTGCTTGTTTGTCTTGAGTAGCATAAGTGTTTTTCATAGCATCATAAAGACCAAGACAACCCTTTTGTAGCATGGTTCTCTGTGGATTGCCCTTTTTAAAAATATGTTTTGCTTGTCCTACGGCACTGCCTAATTTCTTAAATATATTCGTATCAGCCATATATATGTAAGAAGATAAATTATAATTTTGCTATTTCTCGTTCACATATCCCGTCAATATAAGAGTCATCCTCTGCCCAATTAGCATAGTCATCTCCCGTCATGTTAAACCATATTTTATGCACAATATCATCACCCTCGGGTAATGCATTATTTCTTAATTGTATCAAAAGACGGCAAGAAGTGTTTTTTATGACATCATGAATCAACCAAGTAAAATGAGTAAATGTAATATTTTCTGTTACTTGAATACTGGGCATATATATATTTTGTAGATATTTATTTAATATATAATCCCTCTTAAATTTGATTTTCTCGTATTATCATTTTGACAAGTAATCGTTCCACTGCCCGTATCCGCAAAACTTTCAAAACTCACATCATCCCCGTCATCGACTTCTATATCTAATGATACACTTATAATATTACTTCGGGTTGATGCGCAATTCATGCCCCATACTTGGTTTCGTGTGCCGTTAATGAATACACCGAATAATACACCTCTTGTTGAACTCGCACTATATCCTTCAAAAGCATAACATCCATTTAACATCAAGCGCACAGTCCTCCCGCTGTTGTTTGTAAAACCGACATTTATAACTCCTACAGTATAAACTGAAAAACCAGTCGGCAAAGAATAAAAAGATAAACCACAACCCACAAAAGAATTCGTAAGACTCGTTCCATCTTGAAACCCGAAAAGCATAGCGCTCTCCTGATAAATATATAACTGATTATACAATCTTGTCGTGTCCTCTGTGATAACCATTCTATTATTATTACTTCCTCTTATGTATAAACCTGTTGTCCCATCCTCTATATAATTAATTAATGTATTGCCCGAACTAGTATTTCGTATAATCATATAATCAGTATTGTTTGTTGAGTCAGTGAATGTAATGCCTTGATAGTCATTATTTCCAATTGTACTACCAATTAAACAATCACCAAGTTCATGTGTTTGTGTATTATTACCAGCATCTAATTTTGTAGTAATATTTACATTGTTAGCATCAACATCCCCAGTAGCATTAACATCAACACAACCCACATTACCCGTAGCATTAACATCAACACAACCCACATTTCCAGTAAAAGATGCTGATGCTCCACTAACAACCCCAGTTGCTCTAACATCAACTACATCTATATCTTGCTGAAAAGTAGTGTCATCACTAAACGTCTTTTGTGATAAAGTAGCAACCACATCATTTGCAACAAGAGTGTCTTGTAAAGATGTAGCGGGCATCAAAAGTTCGCCAAGAGAACTTGCACTATAAGCATTATTAGAATAAAACGCTAAGTCTATTTTATCATGTTCAGTCATACTAATTTCCTGATATAATGGAATTGTTTGATTTTCAAAAACGTCATACGTTTGTGCAGTATAAAAAGCGTTATTATAACTATATACGTCTAATTGTGAAGGGGTTATTATTTCAAAAGTTGATGGTTCATAAATCCTTTGTGTTAATACCTGTAATGAAGGCGGGAACCCAGTAAAACTGAATACGGGGTCGTAAAAACTTACATATAATGTAGTGCTTGTGTTGCTACTGCGAAAGTTTGTATAAAAGAAGTATGAAGTGCCGTTATCGGTCACATTAGTAATATAAGTGTGCTGAACACCGCCGTCCAGAGTGAAACCCATGAAGTCGTTTTGCTGCGGTATTTGACCGCTTGAAAATTTACTCATCAAAGCAGTAAAATAAGGACTATTTTTAGTAGAATATGATATTTGTTCTGTTCTGTAAGCACTTGTATTATTTGCTCTTGATACATTAGTAGTAATCTCGGGTAATTCTGTGCTATTTACTCCATAATCTACACTTGTTATATATTCGCCCGATTTTGAAGAATTGTCATCTCGTGAGTTCGTGAATACAATAATATCATTAACTGAAAAAGCACTTGGATTGTCACAATTGATAATATACTGACCCAAGTAATAAATAAACCTAAAATCTTTGTTTTCTCTGCTCGTTTTAAGACTTGGCGGAAGATTAAGAGTTTGTGAAAATGATAAACTATTACTTGTAAAATTATTATCACCTGTTAAAGCACTCAAAAAGCATATATCAGCATCATTTGCGTAAAGAGTATTTATTACTGCGTCATTAATAGCTGGAGCAGTTGAATTACCATAAAAGAATGTATATGTACTTCCCATCAGCGTTATAACGCCATTTGCTGTATATTGACTATTTACATTTGCGTTATTAGTTGTCACATACTCATAAGCACTAACCACACTTGAAATATAGTAACCATACGATGAATTGATCTCTACCCAATCGCCTACAGATAATGAACTTGATGTCCGTGTATATAATGTTGTTGGTCCTCGTTGATACGCTTGTGAAAATGTTGATGATGGACTATCGGCTGTAATTGTGTTCGGCGATGTGATTTGATATGAGAACCCACCCAAAAATGAACCTACTAATGATATATAAAATTTACTTGAATATTTATTCTGTTGAGAACTTGGAGTCAATATGAACGGCGTTCCTGTTAAATCTTTAACATAAGATTTCACACTTGTAGATGAAGTAGTCGGTAATCTATCAAAAGATAAATTAAGTTCATTGTTAGACCCTATTGATGATATAAAGGCTTGGTTATCTGTCCCATTTAATAACAATGATCTATTTGAAGGACTGCTTAAACCAGTTAAATCAAAAATATATAACCCACCATTGTTGAAGCCAAAAAGTTCTGTAATAGATGATTGAATGCTTGGACTTAAACTTAAACTATAAACAGAGTTTAATGTTCCACCAACATAACTCATTTGAGTTCCATATTGAATATTATTAGAACCAAGTGCAGCTGTATCTAATGGAAAAGCATTTCCCCAATTAGTAGCAGATGAATTTATATAAACCTTATTATTAAATAAAAACCCTGTTACATCTGTTAGAAAGGTACTCGTTGGATTGCTTACTGGATAGTTTAATAAATATAAATTTGTGTATGGGTTTGCTGTTATTTGCGTCGGGTCAGTACTATTAGCACATTCTATAAAATCAAAGACATCAAAAGCATTATCTGTATTTATATAGAAAGTTCCACCAATAGAAACAATAGTCCCACTTTTTGCTGTGCTGCTCGGGGTCAAGCCAGTTGTTATTTGTAATGTTATTAAGTTGTTTGTGATACTTCCAACAAAATCATTATTGCCTGAAAATTTCAATCCCATGTCCGCCACAACATTAAAATCATTAATAGTATACACTTGATTTGTGCTTTCTATATATCCGCTATAAGTAAATAGAGCTGCTTTTGGAGTGGTAGCTGTGCTAATAGAACCAGTATTTGGGGATGTTGTGAGTGTTGCTAATGTTTTATTAAAACAATCTGTTCCGTTTATAATACTAACGCCAGTAGTAAATGAACCTACTTTGGTAGTATAAATAAAATTTGTTGTATCAATAAAATACCCGTTTATAGTACCTGTGTTTTGTTGCGAAAAGATACTCGGTAATTGTATAGAATTTTCGAATGACTTATATCCGAGAGCAACCTGATCTGTGTCAAGCGTCATTAGTCCGCTAACCCCTGCTTGTTGCAAAGTAATTGATAATGGCTGTGATGTATCTATCCCAGTTAAGACTGCTAATTCCTGCGGTAATAAATCAACTTCGCTTGGCGAAAAATCCGTTGCTACTCTCATGTCTCCAGTCAATTCCAAAATTTGAGTAAAATCCTTCACACCAGCAATATTTTGATTGCTTGATAAATCAACATAATTATTTAAATCTGTATTTATTTGGTCTATTTGCTGCTGGATGGTTTCACTTGTACTAACCCCAGTTAGCTGCTGGAGTTCGACAGGTAAAAGAGTTGTTGAATTAACAATCATGGAATTATTTATAGTAATATCATCAACATTAATACTATTAGCATCTAATGAATTACAATTTATATCGGCTGCATAAACAGATATCACACCCGACATAGACCTTTCGCTGTATTCTTCATTACTACTCATTTTTATTATATATAATACATATAATAAAATTTACATGTGCTTCTTATGTATATCTGTTTTTAAATGTCTCCACTTACTATCATATCTAAATTGCCTACCACATACTTCACATGTTATTTTTTTGCTTTGTCTTTCTTGTCTTTCATTAAAATTATGTTTATTATATTCTGCGTCATATTCCTTTTTACTTTTAAAAAGATGCGGTTTAATTTCGTTTAAATTACAATCATATTTATTAATCCATTGGAATTCTTTTTGATGTAATATATCCTTATCATTAGTTTCTAATGTTTCTAAAATTTCAAAATCAAAATTTTTAAAACCTCCGTTTTCTCTAATGAACTGATAAATTTTTTTATTATACTCTCTATTACTTACATCATTACATTTGTTAATATGACCCGTCTTTCTTTTTTTAAAATTACATGTGCTACCTATATAACACTCTTTAATATTTTCATCATTACAATATATTCTATATATAACTCCGTTCATAATATATATAACTCCGTTCATCTCTTTATATATTTTTAAACACAACCACAATGTTCAAAGCGAAGGAACAAAGTAAACGCTGGAGTTTTAGCACTTAAAGCACCAGTAATATCCCGAAAAGAAACAGTGCATACATCTAAATCGGGTCGACCAAGTAAATCAACTGGGGGATTTGTGCTATACTCAGCTCGGAGTCGGGCATCAGCAGAAGCCCCTGTTGAGTGGGGCTCTTCACTATATATAAAACCAACAGCCATGGATGTAGAAGAGTTTCGATCACCTCCAGCTATCATTTTGGGAGTTGCTCCAATATTGTCTAAATGAAGTTCATATAAATCTGTATGGTCGAGAGTAGCAACAACTTCACTGATAAAAGAAAAAGAAAGTTTATATTTTGCTCCATCAGTTAAGAACTGACCCCAATGAACTTTGAACTGAGCTTTTCCACTTGCGTATGATATAGAATCAGCACTTCTCAATACTACGTTAAAACTCATAATATATATAATACTATAATATAATTATTTTATACAAAAAGTTGTCTTTCTTTTTGTTGGGTTCTCATTTTCTCCAACTCATTTCTCTTTTGTTCTGGACTCATCATGCGTCGCTGTCCGCCGCCGCCGACCCCGACCATAGCCTTCTTCTTTTCTGGATATTGTACATGAAAAAACTTTCCATCGGGAATGGGTAAAGCACCCATCATTTCATGTGCTCTTTGAACGTTATGGACGTTTTGTCCCAATAGTGGACGTTTGCCCGATGCTATGCCTCGAGTAGTTGTTTCAATTCTTCCAGAAAGTTCTGACCCCCCCACTCTACCGACAAGTCCTCCCGCAGCAGCAAATGCTGGAACCAATTCTGGTTGACCAATTGCTAGGGCTAGACCAGAACCAAGTTCTGAGCCAATTGCCGAACCCGTCATGCCTCCCAAACCTCTCGCTATAACATTCCCTCCTTTGCGGAATGCCGAACCGACTTCATTAACACCCTTTGAAAGGGCATGTCCAACGCTTCTAAATGCTTTACGAAAGAATGA